GCGGGACTTGACGACGGCAGCGACAAGGCGCTTGCACTTGTTGATCTTGTTGTCACTGGTAACGAGGACACCGAGGAAACCATCACCGCAAAGGTAAAGGCTGTCGGTGAATATATCAGCGCTGTTGTAGCCGTAAAGGTTGACGAGCGTTTCAAGAACAACGGACGCAACCCCAACGGATCCAATGACGGCGGCGACGACAAGGATAAAGACAGTATCGCCGTTCAGCTTGGCAAGCAGAAAGCTGAACAAAACAAGAAAGCTAACGACGTGTTGGCTAAATTCGGAATTGGAGGCAAGTAATATATGAAATTCACAGAAAAGACTGTAAGCTCTGAAAACGTTGTACTTGCTAACGATCATTTTGTAGCCGTACCCTTTGACTGCTCGGCGATCGCCGCTACTGACGGCGTTATCCCTGCAGGTACTATCGTACCCGCGAACGACGCAACCGCAAAGGGAGTGCTGCTGCATGACGTTATCAAGGACGACAACCCCATCGGCACTATGATTATCCACGGCTTTATCAAGTCGAGCGCTCTGCCGACTGCTGCCACGGATAACGCAAAGTCTGCATTAAAGCAGATTTCCTTTATGTAAGGAGGTATAACACATAATGAATATTTCTGAAATCTTCACCGCTCAGGCGGTAGCAGAACACCATACCGAAGTTGCGAGCAATAGGCTCCCGTACCTCGGCGACGGCTTTTTCCCCGCTGATAAAAAGGCGGGTCTGGATCTGAAATGGTTTAAGGCGCACAAGGGTCTGCCTGTTTCCCTCGCTGCGGCTGCTTTTGACGCAAAGTCGACTATTCGCGGGCGCGGCGGCTTAGGCATGACCCAAACACAGATGGCTTTCTTCCGCGAGAGCATGATCGTGTCCGAGGAAGATCGTCAAGAAATCCTGCGTATCAAGGACAGCGGCGACCCGTATGCAGCTAACGCGATTTCGCGTATTTACGACGACTCCGACAACCTCGTTGAGGGCGCAAAGGTAGTCGCTGAGCGTATGCGTATGCAGCTGCTTGCGCCTCTGAACGGCGACGTCAAAATCACCATCGGCACCACTGGCGGCGCTACGTATGCTTACAACTACGACCCCAACGGAACGTGGAAGTCTAAGCACTATCTGAAAATCACCACCGCCGCCGATAAGTGGAGCGCTGCAGCGACCTGCGACCCGATCAAGAATATCGAAACCGCGCTTGACGCGCAGGAGCAGGAGAGCGGCGAGCGTCCGTCCGTGCTGCTGATGTCTAAGACCACGTTCAACTATATCAAGAACGCCGAAAAGGTGCAAAAGGGCGTCCTCGCTCAGAATGTCACCGCAAACGTCGAGTACACCACTAAGAGGGTCAAGGCTTACGTTGAGGACGAGCTTGATGTTACCATCGTGATCTACAACAAGCAGTATAAGAACGAAAGCGGCACCGCTGCTAAATTCTACCCCGACAATATCGTTATGATGTTGCCGAGCGGCGCGATCGGCAAGACTTGGTACGGCACCACCCCCGAGGAGGCAGGCGGCGAGGGCGTCGCGGACGTTTCCATCGTTGATACTGGCGTTGCGCTGACCGTTTCCCGCTCCGTTGACCCCGTACAGGAGAAGCTGACGGCGTCCGAGATCGTTCTCCCCTCTTTCGAGCGCCTTGACGACTGCTATGCGTTGGAGGTCGCTTAATCATGGCTGAGTTTGTTACATATCCTCACGCCGTTATTGCCGACGGTGTTTTCTATCCTACGGGCGCCAACGTCCCCGTTAAGACACCCGCTAAGGCGGCGGCAGAAAAGGCGGCAGGCGGCAAGCAAGACGACGCTGACGGCAAGAAAGTCGAGCAGAAAGCCCCCGATCAAACCGAGGGCGCTGTAGACACTACCGCAGACGGCAAAACCACCGACGATACTAAGACCGAAGCCGACAAAGCGGAGCAGACACCCGCTAAGGCGGCAGAAAAGGCGGCGACTAAGAGTGCTAACAAGGGAAAAGGCAGGAAAGCTAAGGCTGCAGATTGATCCCGATAACGACGCTGAAATCCTGCTTGTCGAAAACGCCCTTGCATGGATTGCCGATAATACAACCGTCAAGGTCGATATGGACGACCTTGACAACGTACAGCCCTCGGTAAGGCTGTTTATTACTCGGTATATCGAAATCATGCAGTTACCTTTGGGAATTTCATCGGAAAGCGCAAGCGGCTTATCACAGAGCTTTGATACCGACAAGGATCCTAATGATCTGTTGATCGCCGCTGCAGAGGCTATTTTCGGCGTCGATAACGTCACAGCGGGCGCAGCGCATTTTGTAACTGCTACGAGGGGTTGGGATTCTCGTGTCCGTTAAATTCAAAACGGTAAAAAACAAGTTTCCCGAAATGCAAGAGCGCCTGCAGGCGTTGAACGGTAAAACAATCGAGGTCGGCTGTATTCAAGGCGGTCACACATGGCTCGCCGCGATACACGAATACGGGTGCAATATCCCCGTTACGCCCAAAATGCGGGCGTTTCTGCACTACAAGGGTATTCACCTCAACAAAAATACAACCGTCATTAAAATACCCGAAAGGTCGTTTTTAAGGACGGGACACGACAAGAGTATAAACGACGTTATGGATCAGATCGGGCTGCTGCTCGGTCAGGTCGTCGGCGGCACCATGACAGAGCAGCAGTTATTAGAAGCTGCAGGACTGTTGCTATCTACCAAAATCAAGGAATATGCAACGGAATTGTCAAAGCCGCCCAACTCGTCGTTTACGGTAGAAGAAAAAGGAAGTAGTAACCCCCTTGTAGATACTGGCGCTATGATCGGGGGTATTTCTTTTAGGGTGAAATAATGCAGTATTATCATTTTGAGCGACTGATTAAGAAGTACAGCAGCAAGATCACCGCGATCATACCCGCAAAGGGGCATTATGAAAACGGCGAATATGTCAAAGGCAGCGACAAGACCTTTGAGCTGATGGCTGCTATTCTTGATATTGACCGCAAGAAGATATACAACTCGGGCGGTACACTTACCGAGCAGGATAAGCAGCTTTACGTTATCGGGACGCTTACCGAAGAAATCAGAGGGGCTAAGATTATCCACAACGGCAAGGAGTACAGCGTAGAGCAGGACACCGACAATTCACTTTTCACCCATTTTACCGCGTATATACTCAAATATGTTTCGGCGTTTGGAGGGGTGCAGAATGGTTAATTTACAATCAATCCGCGATAAGATCACAGGATTGATAAAAAAGCACCTTAATATCGAGGTTTTTAGGGTTAATCAAAATGCCCCTCCTCCTGCGTACCCTTATATCGGGTACACGATAACTACGCTGATGAAAACCAACAACGGCACATACAGCGAGTACGTCGAAAACGACGACATGGTTTATTGCAAAGAGTTTCAGCAGATATGGTCTTTTACCGTTTATGCTGCAGACGATATGCAATCAAAAGAAATCGCTATCGCTTTGTATGACTATCTTGATAATATCGGCAGCGTTGAGCTTTCGGATAACAATATTGTTATTCAGCTTATCGGCGATATTACCAACCGCGATACATTACTTACGATAGACTATGAATACCGCAACGGCTTTGATGTGACATTTGCGTTTATGAACGAGATCAGACGCGACAAAACCGTTGGGGTTATTGATACAGCAAATATAACACCACATATAACAGGAGGTAATAATCATGGCACTTGATGTAAGGGTCAGAATCAATCAAGCCTCTGTTGCGGGTAAGGCAAGTTTCGGTATTCCCCTTTTTCTGATTACCAAAGCCGAAAGCGCTACGCCCTATGCAGAGTATGACAGAATCGCTTTTACTACTGCTTTTGCGGACAGCACCGACGTCGGAAAGGCAGGCAGGCTGCTCTTTGCTCAGGACAACGCGCCCGTTAAGATCGCTGTATATACAAGCACGAGCGCGGCGGTCGCGGCAATCGGCGAGGTCGTAAGCAAGAACTGGCGTCAGCTCGTTGTTTTCAAGGGCGAGGGTGACACAAGCACCGACAAGGCTATTTCGGACGCGATCGCCGAAACCACTGACAAGGTGCTGTTTCTCAATATTGCGGCTGCGTCTGAGCTGACTGCAATCAAGGCAAACAACGGCGGCGGCAGGACGTTCGCTTTCCTTTATCCTGCAAAAAGCTACGGCGTAGCGGCTGTTATCGGCGCTACAGCAAGCCTTGACGTAGGCGGTTTTACCTACAAGAATATCAAGATCAAGGGCTTGGATCCCGTCACCACCTTAACCGACACCGCGATCGACGAGCTGCACACCAACGGAGGCAACACCCTGCTGCTTAAAGCGGGTGATATTGTCACCTCCGAGGGCAAGACCGTTGACGGCGAATATCTTGACGTGATCGACAGCATGGACTGGATTGCGCAGAGAATCGCGTACAACACGCAGAAGCTCCTGAACAACGAGCCTAAGCTGCCCTACACCAACGCGGGTATCGCGTCGCTTGAAAGCGTGACCGAGGGCGTACTGAAAGAAGCATACGACAACGGCATGATCGCAGCGGACGACAGCGGCGCACCGCGTTACAGCGTGGCGTTTAAGAATCGCTCCGAAATGAGCGAGGAGAATATCCGCAACCGTATCTATACGGGTGGTAACTTCTTCTTTGCTCTTGCAGGCGCAATCCACGACGCCGATATTTACGGCGAACTGATTATTTAAGGAGGTGTGACGCATGGTTACAAGCTATAACGCTAAAGATGTATCAATCGTATGGGATAACACAACGGTTACAGGTCTCGGCGAGGATATGGTAACGGGCGAAAAGGACGAGGAAATGTTTAGCCCTGCCGTCGGTGCTCAGGGTGACGTCATCGTCAACGAAACAAACGACCCGCTCGGCACCGTTACGCTGACCCTGCAGGCTACAAGCCCTCATTACAACAGACTTATCGCTGACGCAAAGGCGGGCAAGACTGCTCCCCTGTGGGTCAAGAACAAGGCTCTCGGTCGCTCTTTCGGCGGCAACTATGCCCGTATCAAGAACTATCCTGAACAGGAGTATAGCAACGAGGCAAGCGACGGCGAATTTGAGTTTGCTGTATTTGACTACACTGTACAGTAACGCAAACCCTACCGCTTAACGGCGGTAGGGTTTTTACTTTATTTTATAAAGAAAGGTTGTTTTATCATGGCAAAGAAATTTTACGAGATAACAAAAGAGATCAACGGCAAGAAGTACACCGCGCAATTCAGCGGCATTTCTACCGCCCTTAAAGCTGTTGACAGCTCCTATATCGAGGGGTCGCAGAACACCAGCACCGAAAAAATGACTAAGTACCTTTTTGAAAACGTCATTGTTGAGCCTAAAGGTCTTACCGCTGATGATTTCGATGATATGGACGAGTACAACGAGGTTGTCGGCTTTGCCCGAGAAGTAATGCAGGGCAAGTTTCGTCAGAAAGCTAACGAAACGGCAACTGACGAAAAGAGTAAGGGATAATTGGGCTTATTGGCGCTTGATTTTGTCTGATCGCGGCTTTACATATCAAGACGTATTTCACTGTATGACCCCGCAGGACGTACAGGAGGCTAATATAGCACTTGATATTCAGATTGAAGCCGAGAAAAAGCAAGCAAAGAAAAAGAAATAATTATCCCGTAGAATGGGGGTGTAATTATGACACAAGAGGTTGTACGTCAAGATGTCGTGCAGGTTATTTTTGATATTGACGACAACCCCCTATCGAAATT